GAGGTCTTCTCCTAGGTCTTCCTCTCCCAAGAGGTCTTCTTCTCCAAGGAGGTCTTCGTCGCCTTCTAGAATGTCTGGAAAAGCCGCCCCCAGATACTCATCAACTGGTAGAGAACGGTTTGGGTCTGCCCCGAGAAGATCTCCTTCCCCCGTGGCCCGGCGTAGAGGAAGTGCAATGGCGAGATTCGACCTACCAAACACCGACCCGAGACTCCGTAAAGAATTCAAAAAGGAATCCCCAATGGCAGAATCAGGGAAAAGGGAATCTTCGAGGGCAGAATCAGGGAAAAGGGAATCTTCGAGGGCAGAATCAGGGAAAAGGGAATCCCCAAGGGCAGAATCGGGGAAAAGGGAATCCCCAAGGGCAGAATCAGGGAAAAGGGAATCCCCAAGGGCAGAATCGGGGAAAAGGGAATCCCCTGTAAAGGCGGCGCCTGGCAAGGCGAGGAGTCCTTTCACCGATACGGAAAAGGTGAACTCTAAAAAACGCCAGGTTCTGAGAGATTCCAAGGGTCGCACATACGTTCGGCAGGGAGACAAGAAGGTATATGTGAAGAAGCTGTTCACTCCGAAGTAAAAGCGCAATTTTATACTGCTCCGTGGTCAAAAGATGTTTACATTTGAGCACCGGTGTATATAAACTTAATACAAAGTCTTATTGTTACTATAACCATGTTCATTCATACTCTCAAGGGTTTTCCGACGAAAATAATTCTCCGCGAAAACCGCGTCATCTCATATTCAGATGCGTCTATCCGAGCAAACCGAGGGGGTGTCGGGTTCGTATCAAGGAATGCTAATGACCAAGCTTATACCTTCAATGCTCGGGCCCACGAAACAAAGGACATCAACAGGCTGGAACTTTCGGCAATTTTCACGAGCATCGCGATGGCAGATCCCGACCTGGACACACTTGTTTTTACGGATAGCCAGACTTCTATTTCCAACATCGTAACTAAGATGAAGCGGACGAAGTATGACAAGCTGGCGAAGTTCGTTCTTCAGCTGTCAAAGGAACGAAATGGCCATGTATATGTTTCCAAAGTAAAGGCTCATTCCGGAGATCCCGGAAATGACGAAGCAGACCGCCTCGCGAAGCAGGGAACTATGAGCGACAAGATCCTCGTTCTCCCAGACGAATTCATGTCCGTGGATGAGTGGTTCAAGCACCACGAGTACTTGCAAGTAAACTACCAGAAGCCTGACATATCAACACGTTAAACAATTTAATAAATTGATGTAACATTATACTAGTCACAATGGCAGATCAGCAGGTGGAACTTTTTCGCGAGTGTGTGAAAGAATATGTAGACATCACGAATCAAATCGCAGAAGCATCTAAAAGCATCAAAGCGGTGAGACAGAAAAAAGATGAGCTCGGGACGATCATTCACGAATTCATGTCGAAAAATAATTATGAAGTCGCGGCGGCCGGAGATGTGAAACTGATTCTCAAACAAACCACGAAACTGCCAGGGCTCAAAGAAGACAATATAATGACGGTGCTCCGTGACATGTATGGCGGAGATGACGCTGCCAAGATATGGCGAAAAATCACGGAGTCCCGAGAAAGTCAGGCGACGATCGTTGACAAGCTATCCTGCCGTAAGAATCGCACGTCCAAGTAATTTTTACGCAAATAACAACCTACACATACCATTCTCAAAAACCAAAAAGTCTATAGTAACAGCGAAAACTTTGATTTTTTTCGGGTTTATTTGAGGCACGATATCGAAGGAAAGTTTCGATTTGGTGTAAGGCGCGAAATTTAGACTGCCATTGGGCTGAAAAGATGTTGCATCTAGAGCAAAACTGTAAACAAGAATGTTGTCACTGGGGTTGCACCGGCGGAAATGTTGATATTTCTGCACTATGGAAAAATACTCGCCGTTTCTGGGCGAAAACTGTTGATTGGAATTTATATAAAACGTGCCCTTTTCGAATATATTGGTATATTCGAACCCGGTTATATCATTCTCAGGATACGCAACGATTGCGAAGTATTTAACGGGCTTGTTTAATTCCCTCAGGTCGATATCTACCTTTGATTGATTCACGACTTGCCCGTTGGTTGTCGTGAGGTATGTATTTTTGTCTATGCTGAATACTCTGTCGAACGTTATACTCGTGGGGGTCTGAGCAAATCTATACTTCTCCGCCTCGTCCAAAAACGTGTATTCGACGATCAGTCCCGCTGTCAAAGAAACGTTGTCCGGGAGCTGTGTGTTGGCCGGAAGGTTCACGAGGGAAACTAAAGTTTTGAACGTAAAGTCGACATACACGTTTATATTGGTGGCCAAGCTGTACGTGGGGATGAACTGCTGCTTCGAAGTCGTATTTTTGCAGCAAAAAAACTTGAGTGGGATCAAAATTTCGTGCGCTTGATCAGTAGCAAGTACCTCGCCTCTTTTTACCAGCTTACTTATCCCGGCGAATTGGGAGTCCGGGCAAAACAGCTTGTCGTCGATATCTAGCCAGAGCCCCTCGGTCGGCTGAATACGCGTGTCCCCTATCCGCAATACCGTGCCCGCGATGATATTATAGCCCATCGTGTCAACCCAAGTTCCTCCTGCAATATTTAAATTCGGGAGAACAACCCTCAGAATCATAGAACCGATGAGGTCTCCACGCTTGGATACGGTGATTGTGTTTTTGGTTCCAAACCGCACGGTCGTCGGGAACTTCTCCTCCGACTGCTCAACTGCGAAGTTCGTGTATCTTTTGTATACTCGCTTGAACAAACTCATTTCCGGATTGTATGTCAGATACACGTCTTGCGGTCCTCTCGAAAGAAGTTGGACAAATGTTCCCTCGCTGGCTGTTCCCACGGTTCTCTTAGCAAGAGGGGTGTCAATCTTCTCTACCTTTCGAGCAGGTTCGACAGTGCCAGAGGGTGGCGTATACAAAAAATCAAAGCTCATTTCCGTTGGAGACAATGTGGTGTTTTGGAAACATTTCTTGGCCATCCCGACTTCACCAGGGGTGGCAAAACGTATGTATTCTTCATCGTATATATCACCGGTTTCGTTCTTGGACGAATACATTAACTATTATATTGTAATATTTAATATTTAAACTAATAACGTCGTGATAAAAATAATATTACATTATATCAAATGAACAGGGCTTTGGACGACCTCGAGAAGAAATACTCTCTCCCCATCCCTCAACCTCTCCAGAACAACTTCCTGAACAACACTACCAGCTGGTGCAGACTCAACCCTATAGGATGCGGTCGTCAGGCGATGACGGAGACGCTTTTTTTGATAATGACATACTCCGCTGTTATCTTTCTCGTCGGGGGTGCCGTCCCTACGGTTGCCAACCTCATCAAATTCAGCGTTATTTTCCTCATTATGAATATCGCCGCAAGAATGGTATCCGATTCTTTCTCAGACAAACTGGCAATTGCGGCATTGTCTGGCCTTGGACTCAAGGTGGCCAGCATGCTCGCTCCAAAAATTGTGGGATGGTAACTGGTACCCAGTATTACATGTATGTATGAAATGTATGTTTGTCGATACGAAGATTATCCGTATCGACAAATGTTATACATGCTATCATGTTCTCTTGGCCAACAACGCATTGAAGTCTTTAACTTTGGCCCCGCCATCGTATGACCATGCATACCCACGAGATATCATCAATTCGTTGACTGAAGTCGTTGATGAATCTGTGTATATTTGACCGAGCACCCTTCCGTATTTCTCATACGCATCGGTTGATAATGTCTTTACTACGACGGTACTCGCATTTCCTAATACATTTTTGAGATATTCCTTCGCTTCTAATCCGAGTTTTTTCTCGTGTAAATCGGTTGTTCTAGATTCGGGACAATCGATTCCGTACAGTCTAATTCTCTTGTTCGTGAAAATATCAAAACCTAGGTCGATCACCACATCAATCGTGTCTCCATCTATCACATCACTCACCTTAACTTTATATTCGTACATTTACTTTACGTAATATATTTTAATCCTTTTTTAGCTTCTTCGTGTTTGTTTTGTTGTTCTTCTTATTGTTACTGAGTTTAATAATACCGTTTTCAACAAGTTTCTTTTGATATTCTTTTAAAGATGATGTGAAGTTACTTGGGCGAAACGTTTCGCATTTTCTTTCGCGTATAAGCTTCATTGCTTCGACATATCCAATCTTCTTGATAGTCATCAAATATGCCGCCACGACCGTCGACGATCTGTTTTGCCCGGCGCGACAGTGTACTAGGACGTTTCCCTTATAGCGAGTCACGTCTCGGATAGCAACACTCGAGATTCCAAAATATTTACTCATCTTGTTGGCATCGGACGGGTCGTCATACACGGGGACCCTGAGCATTGGAATATCGGAGAACCTAGGGATATCCGCCGAACAATTCACAACGAACTTTATATTGTGTTTTTTCAAGAAATCCTTATTCGCGGCGGTAGCTTCCGAGCCTATCCATACGTGATTCGTAATTTTTTTAGGAGGGTAATAAAGAAGTCCTTTGTATTCTATCAGGTCCTTGGCAGGAGCTGGATAGACACATTTTTTCGGTGCCATTATTTACTATACACAAATATTTTATACGTGCGTAAATACGCGATAAAAAATAACTTAATATAAATAAGACACGAACAACACAATGGCGTTCACTGAAATCATCGAACTCCCGTCCGACGTCGTGGCACCCAGAACCGAATCCAAACCAGTTGCACCGAAAGTTATCTTTAAGCAGCCCTCCGATGTTCAGAAAAAACCCGCCCATATCTTCATCGGCATCCCTTGTTACGCGTGTATGATGACAAACTCCTTCGCGGCGAGTCTGATTGCCCTGCAAGCTATATGTGCTCAGCGCGGAGTACAAATATACATGGACTTTGTTGGTAACGAATCCCTTATCGAACGCGCCAGGAATATCCTCGTGAAAAGGTTTCTTCAGCAGCCCAACTTCACCCATATGATGTTCATCGACGCGGACATCGGGTTCAACCCACAGTCCGTTCTTCGCCTGCTAGAATTCGACAAGGATTGTACCAGTGCTGTTTATCCCAAGAAGAGTATCAACTGGGGACTCGTAAAGGAGAAAGTTTCCAAGGGTTCCACGGAGGATATTCGCCAGATGGGGCTAGATTTCAACATCAATCCTATCTGCAATGATCCTCATGACAACGGATTTATCAAAGTCCTGGATGTCGCAACCGGTTTCCTCCTGATGAAACGCGGAATGATAGAGAGGATGTACGAACACTACAAAGAAGAGCTCTTCGCCGTGAACGATATTCAAGGACAGAACGTGGCCGATTACATTGCTATCTTCGCGTGCAGCATCGACAAGAAGACCAAGAGATTCCTGTCCGAGGACTATGCGTTCTGTCGCAGGTGGCAGGAAATTGGCGGTGACGTGTGGGCGGATATTACTACCCCTCTTTCACATACAGGCACTCACGTATTCAGTGGAAATATCCTGGAGCGCGTGTGCATGGGGTAATGAGTAATAACGAACAATGAAAGTGTGTTTTGTCGATACGATTCTCATGTTGACAAAATAATTCGAAAGTTTATCACAATATTGTTTTGATTAATTTCTTTTGCGAAGCATTCATTTTATTATAAAATACTCGAAGAGCATGGGCATTGCTCGAGTATACTGGAATTTCTTTGTTCCTAGATAGATCTAGGCCTATATAATTACCGTTATGCGCAGAGCGCGATGATATGATAGAATTGGCATATTGTTGAACCTTTTCTTGATACTTGATGTTCCGAAATTGTGTTATACTGTCGGGTGCATACTTGTCCGGGAGAACGATAGATCTTCCGAAATCAATTATGACAACGTCTCCATCTTTCGTAAGCATAAGATTGTTGCAATGAAGATCCGCGTGATAGATCTTGTGTTTCCATAATTTAAACACGACTTTCTCAATCTTCTTAAAAATATCCGCAGTGATATCAACTTTACAAAGAGTTTCTCCATCGATAAACGACGTTATTTGCCAACAGATATCTCCAATAAAGCCGGCGACATAAAATTTACTAGTTATATTGCTTCTGGACAATTGGGACTGCACGGCAATCTCGCGCTTTAAAGCTTCTCGTTCCCAAGACTTGTACTTATTCATCTTTTGAAACTTTATGACTGAAAATGTCCCATCTGTTGGAATTCTATCTACATTACCAACGACATAATTAGACTTGGGAAGAACCATTCTTTTCAGATACTCGCCATACTTAGGAGGCGCTTTGAGTCTGTAAACAGAACCATATGACCCCTTAGAAAGAAATTTGAGATTAGGAGCATCGAAAAAAAACTGTACCTGATCTAAAGGTATCTTCATTTCTGACGTATTTTCTGTAGTCATATTTTTGGGGTTGTTTGTAGGTTTCACAATCATCTCTTTGGTCTTTTTAGAGAAAATCCCAAACTTTTTCTTGCAAATGGCGTCTCTGCAATATTCATGAGCTCCATATGCCTTGGATTTTATCGGCTTTGGATAGCTCATAATAATATTATACAACATTTTTTTTGACACTCCAGCGTGTAAAATAACTTAACAAATAATATTTATATATTGCAGCACAATGAGCACTCCCGTGAACCGTGTAATTATCGCGATCATCACCGAGGGACGGGGAGATATGACACTTCAAACATGTGTTTCTATTCTTAATCTTCAGATGGCTCTCATGACTTCCCCCAATGGTTTCCAGGCGGACATGCGATTCTACAAAACGAACAACGAAGCTCTCACAGCTCTATACGCCGAGAAGGACTTCAAGGCCGTATACGTAATCAACTTTTCCACGAGTGTACCCGGCGATTTTTCGATGAAGGCTCTGAATTCCGACAAGGACATCGTGATCGGTATTCACCCCATGCCTACGATCGACTGGGACCGTGTGAAGGAAAATATCGCGAATACGACAGAATCTCTTGAGAATACCGGAGTCGTGTATAATCTTTCTCTGGCAGGAATTCCAGATGAAAACGGGTATGCCAAAATCAAGAACGTCAAATGCGCGGATGTGATGTTTGTCAAAAGAGAAGCGCTCGATGCTATTATCAAGGAGAATCCCGCCGTAGTATCAACCGATGGCAAACACACTTCTCTGTTCCTGGACGGTGTGTACGATGGTGTGTACTTGTCGGGAATTGAAAGATTCTCTAAATTATATGGCAAGATCATGTACGGAGATACCAAGCGTACCGTGAATAAACTAGGCCCCCAAGACTATGTGGGCATCGTAGGAAACAGATCGCAGATCAGGTAATACCGAGTATATGTTTATTGAAACTTCAATTTGTTGATACGAAGTGCCATATCAACAAATCGAAATAATTATGCATCAGATAATCTACCCTCCAATTTCAACCAGATTTCCATTTTTATCATATGCCGTGTTGCAACCGGTGTTATCGTTATTCTTGCATCTCAAACCCGCGTGTTTGTCCCACCCCCAGTGAGGGTATTTGTTTTCGAGACGGTTCATCCAAAGATATGCTCCCGTGAAAATTGCAATAACAACCAAAACAATGGCGAGAATCATAAGCACGTTCATCGTATAGTATGACATTACATTTTTTTTATGGGCGTAAAATAACTTAACAAAATATATGATTGTGTAATATACAATGACTACGCGCGACATTGGAAACCTCTCCTCAGAACAGGTCGAAGCCCTTAACAAAGCAGTCTTCGAAGAGTGGGATGCGAAGACCACGCAGATGAAGAAGGAGGCGGAGAAGATTGATGTGAAAACAGTGAACCCCAAAGATATTGGCGTGTCATTTGGGCCAGTGATGGATGAGAAAACGTTCAAAGAATATCAGAAGCGCAGAGATGGACGCATGAACGTGATTTCCGCAGCAGATCTGCAAAAAATGTTTGGTCAAAGAAAATAGACAAAATAAAAATATTTATTACAATTAACAGTAGGATGGACATCGAGAAAATGCTTACCGTGGAAAACTTGTTGAAAGTATTGCTAGCAATAGCAATAGGCGTAATGCTATACAAAGTATTCTTCGGCAAGGAAACGTA